CGTGGGCATAATATGTGAGGTCTGACGAGCCATAAAACGGCTGGCTACTTGGCCCGGAGAACGCACCAGCCTGATACATTTTTTGGCCGCCACTTACTACCGTTTTCGCCGCATTAAAGTACGCGTTGCTCATAGCCTGACTACCAGCAGCGCGATATATGCCTGCTTGGAAGGTGGCGGCGCCACGCGCGATCTCCTCATTGGCCCGACCCATCGCAACATTGTCGAGCGCGGCATAGAAGTCGCTCACGCCCTCACTGAGATTCACCGACATTATGTTGCCGACTGATCCGCTAAAGGGATCAAGCGCGCCCGCTGCACCACGCGCGTTGATTGTGGCTAGATTTTTGCGCGTATTCTCAAGCGACTTAATGCCTTCTTCGCGATAGGCGAGCGCCTCCTGACGCGCGCGAATAGCCTGACTGCGACCTTGGATTTCAGCTTGGCGCGCTTGCGCCTTGTACATAGCCTTCTGAGCTTGCCCGGCGCGGATTTGTCCGACCGCTGAAATCACGGTTCCGGCGACCATCATTGCGGTCATCGTCATTTTTATTGCCCCACGCTTAGTTGATAATCGAGTGCGAGAACCGTCATATTTAACGGCACCGACTGCGTGACGGTGATCGTGCCTTCATCGACATAGCCGAGTAGGGGGCCAATTGATTTGACGCCGGTAAACGGCTGTACAGACGTGTCGAGTACACTTTCACCAAACTGCCGAAACGCGACTTGCTGGCCGTTCACGGTCATGGCTTGCGTCTCAAAAACCTCTGCACTGACCTTCAAGACGCGCTTTTTGAAACCTTTAATTGAACCAGACGCCAAGCGCGGTTCGAGCGGCATGGTCTTGACCGTAACGGTGAACGGCAAACCGATTTCGTAACTTGAGGTCGAGGCGCGATCAAAAGTTACAACGCCGCTTCCGTTGCTTGTTTTTTGCGCTTGCACATTGCCATCGACAATCACGTCGAGCTGCTCAAGCGGGAGTTGCGCAGCCGTGCCTGTAGCGCTAGCCGAGGCCGAATAGACAGCGCTGTCGGTGTGGAGGGTATCGTCGAAAACCTCGACATAGTATTTGTCGGTCGACCCACCTGTGAAATTCGTCACCGCCAAACGGGTCGAGTCCGAGCTGGTGACCGTCGCATTTTTGCTTCCAGCCGTTGCGCGCGTGACGGTAATTACATTTGCCGCAGGATTTGGCGCGCTGAAACCACTCAAGGCATTGATACCTAGCGAACCACCACTACCGACGGCAATGTTATCTGCGACATCGTTGTTTGTTCGACTGCCTCCGACAGAAAAAAACAGCGCGCCAGCGGGATCGTCGGTCGTCGCCGTCATCGTTGTCGATGTACCCGCGTTATCGCTAATTGTGATTGTGCTACCGGCCGCGATATTTGCCGCGTCAGTCACAGTTATCGTTGCTGTCGCCTGCGTCGGTAGGGAACGCTTCACAACCGCGTAGATCGTGTCGACATCAACGGCGACCGCCTTAAACTCGTCGTTATCCTCAAGGCCAGCCGTCACAATGCTCGAGGGCGCGACGACTTGCTGCGCGCGAAGCAGTGAGAAGCAGCTCATAGAGCCATCGTCGCCGTTGACCAAAAATAGGCGATCAGCCTCCTCGGTCGAGGTCGCGCGGCGTATCGCCATGTCGACTGGCGTTTTCAGAAGATGCCCGGAAAGCAACGAAATGTTGCTCGTCGTGTAGGAGAGCTCGACATCGGTAAAGAGCATCTCGTTAAGCTGCTTGCCGGAGCGTTGTATAAACAGCGTGCCGCTATCGAGACCGACGACAGGGATGCCGATCTTTGCCCCGTTGCGCGTCGCAGTTTTGACGACAAGATTGCCCGGCGTGATTGGCTCGTTCGTGGTCTGCGGAACGTAAAACTCGCCGCCGGTCGTAAATATCTGGAGATCGCGGCCGCTAAATATATCGACGATAGCGTTCAAGCTCTCGGTGACAATCGTCGCCTCGATGCTTTGATCGTCCAAGCCCTCGCCCTTGTCGAAATCGAAAAACGAATTGACGACTGAGCCGAAGAACGTTGTCGGCAGGGACTTGGTGCCGGCGAAATAAAGCCGCCCCTCGTGGAATGTCAGGCTTTTGGGATATCCGCGATCAGACGACCATGCGTCTTCGTAGCCGCTCTCGAGCTCCCAATCTCCGCTTGCTATCGCATCGGTATCGAACAGCGCCGTCTCAGCATACGCCTTGACCACGGTCGAGCTGACAAACTCGATAATGCGGAGCCGACCAAACGTCTCGAGCGCGTTGATGTATTGCCCGACCTGCGAGGAAACCTCAAACGTCGTATCCGACGCTGGTGTGGTCGACCACGCGGCAGATACCGTTGCGACTTTGGATGAGCCAACGTAGTCAGAAATGATTCTCGTCTGGCCCGAGCCCGTGCCGCCGGTGGTAGTAATCGTCGCGCCAATATAGATGTCGTCGGTCGCCGACGCACCAGAGTCGAGTGTTATCGTCGACGAGCCACCAGCTTGCGCCGTGCCGGTTCGGCCCTCGTGCCATACCGCCGCCGACGCGGTGATCTTGACATTGTCGCTTGTGCTGTCTGGCGTGATGCTTGCAGCCGGGTTTGAGGTTGTCTGCGTGTAGGCATGGCTCGGCACGTTGGAAAAGGTAATTGTGCTGACGGTCCACGACGCGTCGGTTGCGCCTCGCACAATCTTGAGCGGAGCCAAATCCTCGTGAACGAAAATGATTGTGTCAGCCGATTGCGCGTGACGCAGCGTCGACAACATTGCCGACGTGATTGCGGTGACGGCGAGGTAGTCGTTGCCGCTGCCATTGATGTTGGAAACGAGCGCCTTGTTCTTGAAGATGTAAATCCTCTGATGCGCTACCACAAACATATAACTGTCTGTTGTGTTGAACTCGAAGGGTATTGCGCGAACACCATTTTGCGGCGCGGCTGCGGCCGGTATCTCAGCAACAAACTTGAGGCCATCGCGACGTTTCGCGCCGCCCTGCGGCAAGATAAAGACGTTCTGCGCTGTCTGTAGCGCCTGATAATACTGCTTCAGATCAATGCGTGAGCGCAGAAGCGGGTCGATCTCGCCGCTGGCGAAATCCGTCTGTATACGAACGACGCGAGACATTAGCTCGCTCGAGTAGTGACGAGCGGAAAGTCTTGGAAGCCAGCGACCGGACGTGATCCACCATCAATTTGCATGGCCGCTCGCATCATGCCGCCGCGCATGTTTTCGCTGAGATTGCCGACAGCTAAGCTTTGGAAATACTGAGCCTTGGTAATCTGGTCAGTTACGGCTTCTGCGATGTGCCATGCGGTCCAGTATTTGAGGAGCTGCACAAAATAAGTCGGCATAACGTCCTCGCTCGGACGAAACTGATAGTCGATGTAGACCGTGTCATAGTCGGTCTGAACATCACTGCCGTAAATCTCCCAGCCGTGAGTTATTGCGCGCGCGCCAACATCGCCGCTCGTAAACAAAGCGCGCGGGCCGCTGCCGATAATGTCCGAGGGTAGGGGGTATTTATATTCCCACTCGTTCTCAGGGGTATCGACACTGCGCGCGAGCTGCGATTTCTTGAGCGAGAAGCCCCAAGGATATGAGAGAAGGACAGTGTCGCGGAGATCGTCATACAAGCGATCAGTAATTTGCGCCGCGTCAGTGCCTTCGGAAAATGAAGATAGTGGGGACGAGCCGAGCATGATGAGGGCGTCAGAGCAGATGGATAGCTTCGTGTCGCCCGTGGCCATGCGTCGTCCTCAAAAGGCTAGGAGCGGGGAGCTGAAGCCCCCCGCGCCATAACTTTAGTCGCTATCGCTGACTGCGATTGCAGTGCCGTCAGATACATCAACAACGCCGCTGGCGTTGCTGAGTACGATGTGGAGAGTAGCCGTGGCCGTCCCTCCGGTTGACGCGTAGCTGTAGATTAGGTCGCCGACGGTAACGTCGTCAGAGACACTGTTGAAGTAACCAGCGCCGTCGACAACGGTCTTGGCGTCGGTCGTCGTGTAGGTCCAAATCTGAGGCGCAGAACCTTTGAGGCTCTGACCACCAGCGGGGGACCATCCTGATCGTGCAAATGCCATGATTAGCTCTCCCGACAGGTAATTTTGACGATGCCGCCAGCGCTACCGTCGTCGATAGCCACGGCGCCTGCGCCAAACATGCTGGACACGAGGAACGAGGTTTTTTCGGCAACGTAATTGACCTCGGACTTCTGATTCATCGAGATGCCCATGCCGAGCGCGTTTTTGTGAAACGCGTAACAGGAGCGGTCGCTCGAGCCGTCGATGGTCAGACCACCTTCATCACGGTCGCCGATAGTGACCACCTTGAAGCCCAGCCATGTGTTGAGACTTCCATCGACCAATGCGCGAACAGAGTTGAAGTCCGCGCTCGTCGCGCTTGTTTGTGCAAGCAGTGACGACAGGTTGTTCGCGTGGATAAGCAGCACGCGATCTCCCGGAGGCACATTGTTTTTGTCGAGAGACTTCTTGGCAGCTCGAATCTTGCCCGTGTTCAAATCACTGGCGGAACCGGAAGTGCCATCCTCGGCAACGGTGTTCGCAACGGCAATCGAGGTGCCAGCATCGAGGGCGTCGATGACGACCTGATCCATACGGCGCCCGATGGCATTACCGACGGCGCCGACGAGCTCCTGACGGTCGCTGAAACCAACATGGGACTGATTGAAAATGTCAGAATACTCGGCCGCGATGTAGTCGGTTATCGACGCAGACGCGAGCGAGTATGTGAGAGACATCGGCACAACATCCGACTGAGGAGTACGCACAGACGCGACGCCTTTCGTCAGCTTGTTGAACTTTACGGTATCGCCTTCGACCGATTTTTCGCGAACGAGGCCGCCTAGTGCGCGGGACGCCTGATAGGCTTGCTTGACCTCATTATCGAAGATCGTGACGAAAGCGGGGCTAATTGTAGCCATAGCTTTCTCCATAAAAAGTTGATTTTCGATTTTGCGGTTATCCAAGCGGGCCGCGAGTACGCGTCGCCGGCCGCGCGAGCGCGGTTATCGGACGGCTTATCTAACCATTTCGACGCAATCGCGTTGCCGATATATCGGCTACAGCTTTTCACCGTGCAGCTCGTATACCTTGCGCTCGACTTGCCGGGTGTAGGCCGGGTCGACGCCGTATTTATCGTCGGCCATCATCACCGCGATATCGTCCATCGTCATGGCGTCCGGCTCGCCAACCTCGGCCGTCGGAATGTCGGGCTCGTTGTAGCTGCGTCGGATTTTATTGAGCGCGGAAATAAACGTCGCATTCGTGGACGCGTTGGCAACGGCCTCGAGCTCGGCTCCTGACAGCACGCCAGCGGTGTTCATTTTTGTCAGCCAGCTATCCATCGACGCAATCACTTTGTCGGCGTTGCGGCCAAGCTTCGCAAGCTCCTCGTCGCGGCGATGCACAATTTCCTCGTTCATCGCGCCGACGGTCTGAAGATAGAAGCTTGTAAGGCGCTCGAAGGTGCCTTGGCTTATGCCTTCGTCACGCGCGATCTCGAGGAACTCGCCTAGCGCCGGGTCATCGGCCTCAACGCCTTCAACCGCGTCGAGACTATACTTGCCATCCTTCGGAGCCTTGTGTTTGCCGCTGTCCATTTTCGCGCGCAGATCAGAGTAAGCCTTCGCCATCGCCTCCACGTCCACGCCGCCATCCTTCCAAAACTGCTCTGGAATGTTTGCAGGGCGTTCCGCAGGCTCCTCGCTTTGCTCCTCAACCAAAGCGTCGGTTTCTTGAACAAGGTGCGGTACAGCTTCGGGCTCGGTAACTTCATCGGTTGTTTCAGTCGGTGTTGCTGAGAGTAAATTTTGATTGTCGTCGTTGCCGGCGCTGTCAGCGTTATCGGTTTCGACGGTCGCTTCGTCAGTCATCAGGTTTCCTTACACGTTGAATACGACGCTCGATCTCGCGCACGAGGCTGTTCTGTCCCTCGCGCGCGTACCCGTGACTGGCGTCTTCGCCCGGGTACCAAGTGGCTTGTTCGATGGTTACAGCGCGTAAATGCGCCAACAACTTCTGACCGTCGCGAGTCGAAAATACGCGAGCGTAGAGCTTGTCGAGATCGTCAGGCTCGTTTTCGACGGCAAGCTGCGCCGGCGGCGCGAGCAGATCGTTCCAGTCCATTTATTTCTTGAAGCCCTTTTTCATCGACCGATAGGCTTTCGGCGTGATCGTCGATTTGCTTTTCGGGCGGCTAATCCCTTTCGCCTTGCGAGCGTTGATATTGGCGTACAGCCCCTTGCGTTTGGGCATGGCTTATCCTTTCGCTTTGTTGCGTTTGGAGATGGCGGCGGATTTGCGTTTTGCGTCGGCCTTCGAGCTCGCGCCCCAAGCGCGCAGGCTCAGCAGCAGCCGCGTCGGGTTGCCTTTGGCGTCGCGTTCTGGTCCTCGCATCCCACCCATGCGCGCGAGAAACGACGCACGGCGCGGGTTGTCGCCGGACCTCACAGGGGCCTTGAGCGTACCGCCTTTGTAGGACGCGCGGCCTTTGGCATTGAGCCCACCACGCGGGTTCTTGCCTTCCTTGCGCGTCCATGCCGGCGTTTTGGCCATTATTTTTTCGCAGCGGCGATGTCGGCCTCGAGCGCGGGCAGGGCTTCTGCGCCGAACTCGCTGTTAAAGCCCTTTTTGATCGCGGCGACGCTGTCCTTGTCGGTGATCTCGCCCTCGAGCACTTTGCGCATCAGGACGAGCCATTCGCCTTGCATTGTGTCTGCGTACTTGCCGTCGAACTCTTGGTCGACAGAGCTCATCAGCATGCGAGCGCGCTGCGGTAAATCATCCGCCATTTCTATTCCTCCATTTCGGCAGCAGCGCCCGCTGGACCCTGCTCCTGCATTGCTGCGGCCATATCGGCCATGAGTGCCTCGCGTTCTTCGGGCGTCGAAAGTAGCGATGGCGGGACGCCGAGCCGGTCGGCGACGAACTCGATTGCGCGATCCTGATTGACGGCCATCATGCCGGCGGGACCAAGCTGCGCGGTGTACTGCATGAACTGGAGCACCGACTGCAGCTCCTCAAGGTTCTGCGCTTTTGCCAGCGGCGAGATCGGCACGACCTTCACTTCCTGACCGTCGACGCGCAGCGGCATGTCGATCAGGTTTTGCATATCCATGACCTTCAAGACGCGCGCGACCAGCGGCAGCATCGCTTCCGTGATGAGGCGACCAAACGCCGAGCCCATGTTGCTGGCGAGCTCTTGCATCCGCGCGTTTACTTCCGTCGCGGAGCGCGCTGACATCGTGTCTGGCGGCAGCGTGTCGTCGAGCAGTATTTTTTTGATCGCGACGCTCAAGTCGTTGATGACAATTTGCGCTAGGTTAAAGTCGCCGCTACGCGGCAGGGGAGACAGGCTTGGACCTTGCGGCCCGCCGTTTCTCGCCACAGGTATAATTGCACCCGGCGCAATCGTGACGACCTCGGGATTTAACACGCCGTCATCAGCCGCCGTGTACATGCCAGCGATGCTGAGCGAAGCGTTTTGCAGCAGCATCCGCTTGGTCGCGTTTAAGGTCTTAATGTCGGGCAGCGCCGTAACCAGAGGCCCCCGCCCGTAAATCTCGCCGGCCACTTTCATATAACGCGCGATGACCCACGGTGAGCTTTCCATCTTGCGATAGACCAGCTCAACGCGCTCTGCGGGGTCGAGCACATGGTAGCACCAAATGTCATCGTCGGGCAGATAGATCGTCGCCTCGATGAGATCGACATCGTCAGTCGGCTTGTCGCGCACCTTGTCTTGAAGCTGTTGGCTCAGACGAGCGTCGGGCCATTGCTGCTGGATCGCCTCGGCCTTGAGCCGCATCTTGCGGTACACGTTATCGACTCGGCCGTGCGGGCCTTCCTCGAGCGACACAAGAAACTGCGGCACCGCCTCAAAGCGCACCGGCGTCAGCTCATCGCCGGGCTGCACCAGCATGACGGCCGTGCCGACGGCGAGGTCCATGAGAAACTCGCTCATCGCCAAATCAAAATTGGTCTGTCGCAAGACTGCAAATAGCCGCTCGTTGTAGAGATCGAGCGCTACCTGTACGTCGCGCCGCTGCTCGGCGGGGATATCGTCACCAGCAACAAGTCGGCACCAATTACGATAGGGAGGAAACAGCGTTGACTGAAGGCGGTTGGCAAAGCGCTGCGTCGAATTGATCGCGGTCGAATCAAACACGCGATCCATCTTGCCCTGACCCGGGCTGCGCCCTTCATAAAATCCCGAATAGAGATTGCGCTGCGGCAGCGCAAATTCGTAACACTCCTCAAAAATCGAGCGCCACTGATCCTTGCGCGATTGCGCTTTATCGGCGCGCTTGAGTATCTGGTCAGGCTTGAGAGGCATTAGCCGCCCAATGTGTCGGACAGGCCGAGCTGCGGATTCTCGCGACTCTCACTCAACAGCATTCGGATGCCACCAACGCGTCTGGCGCGCGAGGTCGCTGACAAGGCTCGTGCCTGTGATGCTTCGCGCTTTGTGGCGCGCTCCTCCTGCTTCGCGAGACGTTCTTCCTGCTTACGCTGCGCTTCCGCAATCGAGGGATCAGGCGCCGGGGGTTTTGGTGCCGAAAGAATTCCGCCCATATAATCTGCTCATCATGTAGCTATCGGTTTTGCCGAAGGCGCGCAAAACGCCCTCGCTCTCAAAACCTAACCACTCGGCGTACCGCAATGCGCCGATATTTCGGCATTCGACAGTGAGCTGACACCGCCGCAGCACCGTTGCGGTCGGCAGCGCCTCGAAAAAGTACCGGGACACAACCGCCGTGGGACGAGCGCGTTCCGCAATGGCGCGGTCGCGCAACATCCACGCCTCGACGACGAGCGGTATGACCGGCGTCACGCCGAATATGGCCATGACGCGGCCGTGTTCGAGGACCGTAAAGGCGGCGCCGGCAGCCGCTTGCGCCTCAAGGCGGTCCAAGTAGTCGGGTATGCGGGTCATGATCGACTGCTGAAAGCTATCGTGCCGCATCGCGACGGCGTGGTGGCGCTCGAAGCGCAACACGCGCGCCGTGGCGGGAAGGCGGCGCATAATCGCAGCCTCGAGAACGCTTGCGTCAAGCAATGGTTACGTTTAGAGTTTGTAAATTGTTCATATGTTCTCCTCCTTCCCTACCTCGGGCCGTGGCAATCGCTGCGGCCCGTTTTTTTACCAGACGTTGAAATCCATCGCGGCGCGCACGGGCGCATTGTGGCGTGAGTTAAAAGCGCCGCGCGTCAGGCGCCGATGCTCGCCGCCGCCAAGCAGTAGATAGCCGTAAGCATCGCCGACGTGGCTGTTCTGATCTTTGTTTGGAGCGTCGCGGAAACGATCTATGTCGCCGCTAATTCCGACGCGCTTGAAATGATAGCCGCCGGCAAGCGCCTTGCGGAGCCGGCGACATGACGCATCGACCTGAAGGCCGGGCTTGCCGGCTACCAGACGCGTCATGGGAGCTGCGCCCGCCTCCCGCCGCACACCAAAATCGTTCGAGGCGGTCGGCTTCGCGTTCAGCCCAAGTGTGCGCAAATGATCGAAGCTCGTAACCTCGAAGATTTCGTCGCGCTTTGAGCCGGCGGGGTCGCCCCAGATCATCGGCTCGCAGCCCTTGAACCTAGTATTGAGCTCGTAAAGCAACATCTGCCCGAACCGCTCGAGGCCCATATCGTCCGTCACCAGCTCGTGCAGGATGCGCCATTGTCCATCGGCGCCACGCTGGCCAAACACGGCCGCCGGCGTCAGGCCAAAGTCGAGGCCGACATGGATTGTCGCGCCTTCCTCGAGCGGCACACCTTCCGTCGCCATCGTGACGTCGTCATACTCACCCCACACGGGGCGGCCGTCTTTCACGAAAACATACTGGCCG